ATCTACCAAGTACAATTTCAGACTTGGTAAACAGATCGCTGTAGACAATGCCTTTGAAATCACTCCGTCCACCGCTGTCGGTGGGACGACGTTTACCAATCCGGTTTACACCGTAACGTACGACGGCATTCATACGTTCCTCGACGGCGCAGGCGGCACTCGAATGACCCTGAACTCCTCGGGGCTGGGCGTTCAAGTCACTCCGTCTGCTCCGTTGTGCGTTAAGACTCGCAACTCGGATTCGGTTGGTCTTCGCGTTCTTCAATCGACTGGCGGCACTTCTGGAATCCAGTTCACCGATGATCCTGTCACTGCTGATTGGGGTTCAATTCTGGCCACGAGTACGAACGTAATTCTGCGTTCAAATTCGTTTTTGCAATTCCAGACTGGTGGAGCTACTGAGCGGATGCGAATTGATTCGAGCGGGAATTTAATTCCTATTCTTACAGCAACACCACCTACACTGGCAACAAATAGTCAGATGGTTTTTAATCTGACCAGCAACACCAACCTCCGCATCTCTGTTCGCGGCACTGATGGCACCACTCGCACAGCCAACATCACTCTCGCCTAACCCCATGATTACCCTCTCTTGGATCATCGAACGCCTTCTAGTCAAGCCCACCGAAGGCTCCCTCACCGATGTCGTGATTACCGCCGACTGGCGTTGCAACGGCACTCAAGATCAATACAGCGGCACCTGCTACGGCTCCTGCTCGTTTCAACCGCCGTCTGGTAGCTTCACGCCTTACGACCAACTGACCGAGCAGCAAGTCTTGAACTGGTGCTACGAGAATGGTGTCGATCAAGCGGCTATTGAAGCCAACGTCTCATTGCAGATTGAGAATCAGATCAATCCGCCCGTTGTGACGCTGCCGTTGCCGTGGGCGGCGCAGCCTTTACCGCCGGTGCCGCCTCCGGTTAAGGTTGCGGAGCCGGTGGTTATCGCTGATTCTGCCGTCGTATGATCAAGATAGAACTCACTCAAGAGCAGGCCAACAGCCTCCTTCAACTCATTGACATTGCGGTTAAGGCTGGTGGCGTTGCTAACGCCCGTGCAGCCCTTCCGCTTGTGGACCTCATAGTCGCAGCCGCACAGCCTAAATCCGAGTAATGGAACCAACGAACAGCAGCACCAGCCCTGGACTCAGCCTAGCAGCAGCGGCAGGTGCCACCGCTGTTTCGTTTCTTCCGGTACTGACTGACTGGGTTCGCCTTATCACCGCGCTGATAGGCTTACTTTGCGCCTGTTACGCCGCGTTTCGATTATTCCGATCCAAATGAAAAACACAAAAACAACTCTCGCCGGTGTAGGTGCCATTCTGGTCGCTGTTGGTGGGGCTCTCAAGGCCCTGTTCGACGGTGATCCGACAACCAACCTGGACCTGACTACGACCATCGCAGCGGTCACTGCTGGTATCGGCCTGATCTGGGCTAAGGATGCCAAGGACGCTGTCGAAGTTCCTAAGCCGTGAACTGGGTCTACCAGATCCTAAAAGCTCTGTTGGATTGGCTCCGCGAAACACCACCCACCGATGTGCAACATGGCAAAGCTCCCGATGCCCTCAAGAGCGATCTGGATGGCCGCATTGCTGACCTGCCTGGGTTGCCAGATGACCAGGGTGGTCCTGGTGCCAAGCGGTGATCCGGTGATGCTGGCCAAGCCGGTGAAGGCCAGCGTCTATGCTTTCGATGCCGACAAGAAGCTGGTCGGGCCATCCCGGGTAACCCTCCCGGCTGGCTGGTACGTCCTACCCAAGAAATAAAACTATGGCCCAGCAAACGATCAACATCGGCACCATCGCCAACGACAACACCGGGGACACTCTCCGCGGCGCCGGCGAGAAGATAAACGACAACTTCGACGAGCTGTACGCCGCCCTGCCGTTGGTCACACCGACGACCTGGGTGCCGACCCTCATCGACTCCGGCGGTGGCCGCACCTTCAGCATCACCACCAACACCGCCCGACACACTACCATCGGATGTGTGACCACCTTCACCGCGGACGTCACCGTCAACTCGGTGACCGGATCCGCAACGGGCAACCTCCGGCTGTCGCTGCCCGACCCCGTCACCTACGAGGCCGCCGCCGCGGTGTGGCTGACCAACGGAACCAACCAGGCCAAGACCGCCATCATCGCTCGCCTAATCGCCGGCACCAGCTACCTCGAGCTGTCGCATTTCGAGACAGGAGACGCCGATAGCCTAGCCCCCCATCTCCAGGCCACCAGCCGTCTGATAGTGTCCGGCACGTATTTCACAGCCTAACATGACCACCATCGGCTCGAGTCTCCAGCAGGGCATGGCAGTGCTCCAGCAAATGCTGGGGGCGCCGATGTTTATCTGGGAAGGGACGTCGATCCGGTGCATCCCGGCAGCAGTCAACGATGCCAACGTGCCTATCTCCGGTGGCTTTCAAGACAATGTGAGCTCGAGGATCCTGGTCATGTTCAGCGACTGGAAGACCTGCGATTCGACGCTGGTCTCGATGGACTCGACACTCTACACGCTCGACCAGGGGACGACCTTCTCCAGGCTACTCAAGGAGGACGGCCTATTCATCCTCCAGGAGAACAGCGACCGCATCGCCCTGACCTTCTGCAAGCCTCGGCCGGTGGTCGGTAGGACTCTGGTCTACCAGGGACGCACCCTCCGCATCCTGTCCTGCCGTGTGGATGCCTCCGGCGCCTACTACAACCTCGAGCTGGGGGCAAAGACCAAGTGAAATTCGGAGTCAACATGACGGTCGACAGCGGCAAGTTCGACCTTGCCATGAAGCAGTATCTGCTGACGACAAGCCGCGACCTTCACAAGGCCATCAACAGCAGGTTCTTCTACCTGATGGTCCGGCTGTTCGTTTTGGTGCCGCCCAAGAGCCCGGGCCAGGAGCGCCGGAGAATCGCCGACTACCTGGGCACGCCCGTCGGTGACATCAACCGGAAGAGCAAGAAGACAGGCAAGCGCATCGGCAAGTCCCGCATCCTTCGCCGGGTGCACCTCATCGCTCAGTCGAAGGAAGCTAAGGGCGGTCGCCGCGGCCTCTATGGCGAGGAGATGAAGGCAGCAGCCTCGGCCCTGATGCGGAAGGCCATCGGGTCCGTCGGCTACCTCAGAAGCGGTGTGGTGAAGATGATCCGAGTCTACAACAAGGGATTCAGCCAGTTCCAAAGCCCAAAGTGGAAGCCGCTATCTAAGCCCCCGGGCTACAAGGCACCCAAGCAGACCAACGGCGCCCTCATCTCACTGGCCAACCAGTACGGCCTCCCCCAGGAGAACGTCGCCACACACAAGGGCACCAAGGCCCGAGGGATCCAGGCTGTCCCAGGATTCAACCCGACAGCCTCGGTGGTGATGACCGCCGGTGTGGCCGACAACCAATACAACCGGGTATCTCAAATTTACGACCAGGCCATGCAGAAGGCCATGGACGACGAGACGACGGAGATGATCAACCACATGACCGAGGCCCTATTGGCCAACGGTAAGGTTCTTGAAGACAACGGAATCTCAATCAAATGAACGCCGTCGCCCTAAGAGCTGAACTTGCAGTCGCTGACTACCTGGCGGCCGCCGACTGGTCGGCCTCCGGCGCCGGCACGCCCACCTGCCTCACGTCCTACAGCCGCGGCCTCTACGACGACCCAGACGACCAGGACGTCATGCCCAACTTCCCGCGCCTGGTAGTCTCGACCAACTCGGCCAGGCCAATGCAGCGCACCGACCTGACCTGTGAGATCGAGATCGCTGTCGAGCTTCAGCTCTCGGCCGACGACACCGACGAGGCTGCTGTCCTGACCACTGTCCAGGTGCTCGACAACCTGATCCTGCCGCTGTTCGACGACACTGGGGCCTCGGCCTTGGATGCCGCGGCAAACGATCCCAGCGGCCCGTTTACCGCGCAATTCGCAGCCCCTCTGGACTTTGGTGGCTCATCAATCTCTAATCGGTCCAGGACGTTCACCAGGACATTCACCCTCTACTGTTCCGCAACCATCTAACACAAAACACACATGGCATTCACACAAGGCAGTAAATA